TAAATATATAGATGACTTTATATCAGATATGAAAGTAATATTTCCAACATTAAACAATGATTGGGGAATTTACATACCCGAAGTTAAATATTTATCTCCAGAACCATTAGTAAATTATAATAATTTAAGCTTAACAAAATATGAAAACGTCCATTTTATCGGGGATGCACTTAGCGCCAGAGGAATTACAGTCAGCGGGGCACAAGGAATCTATGTTGCCGAAGACCTTATCAAATGATGAATTAAATGAAATGGAAATGGCTATTGACTGTTATTTCTTTTATAATTATAATGATTCATCTTTTTTTGATAAAAATCAACTTAAAGAAATAGAAATGTTTTTAGATTTAAGAAAAGAAATTTTATCTAGATATGATAAATTAGATAAAAGTTTATCATGATAAATTTTGATTCCACATATCAATTTCGTATATTTATGTCTAATTTAAATGTTATATTATATGTCTAAAGTAAAAAAAGAATGGTCAACAAGATCTATTACTACTCCTGACGGAATTACGATTTCATTTTTTGATAATAAATTACATAACTGGAATGGTCCTGCTATAAAATACCCATCTTCAATGAAGAAAAAAGCAGAATATTACTTATATGGAATTCAACAAACTCGTGAAGATTGGATGGAATTCAGAAAAGATAGAAGTGGTGTTCCACCAGAAAAAAACCCCCAAGTACAATCTAGATTTTAATGAAAAAAGTTACAGTAGTATCAGGATATTTTAACCCGGTACATAAAGGTCATCTTGAGCTATTTGAAAAAGCAAAGCTACAAGGTGATGAGTTATGGGTTATCGTTAATAGTGATTTACAACGTAAACTAAAGGGTAGTAAAGAATTTATGGGAGAAGATGAACGTTTACTTATAGTAAGTAGTCTTAAAATGGTAAATTTTTCCATAGTATCTATTGATGAGGATCTAACAGTAAGCGAAACATTAAGAGCACTTTATGTTAAAGCAATATCTAATGATCCTAAATATCAAATGTCATTTGCAAATGGCGGGGATCAAAATAATGATTCCATACCAGAAGCTAGGATATGTCAAGAACTTGGTATATCTTTAATAGAAGGGTTAGGTGGAAAAATTCAATCAAGTAGTTGGTTATTAAAATAAATAAGTTATGAAAATAGGTTTATGTGGTACAATGAGTGTAGGTAAAACTACATTAGTTAATAAATTAAAAGAACTAAATCGTTTTAGTCGTTTTGAATTTGCTACAGAACGCAGTGAACATTTAAAGGGTTTAGGTATTCCATTAAATACGGATTCTACATTAAAAGGTCAAACTGTATTTTTAGCAGAAAGAATTACTGAATTAATGAAATCCTGGGTGATAACTGATAGAACTGTAATAGATGTTATGGCGTTTACAAATTGTTCATCTACAATTGATTTAAAAGATAAAGAATATTTTGAAGATTATGCTAGAATATTTGTAGGTGAGTATGATTATATATTTTATGTTGATCCTTTTGGAACTAAAATGGAAGATAATGGGATCAGAGAAACAGATTTAGAATATAGAGATTTAATTGATAAGTCAATATTACAAGTATTAAATACTTATGGTCATAGGTGTAAAAATGTACATATGTTAAAAGGTACAACAGGAGAACGTATATCACAAATGCTAGATGTTACAAAAATTTAAATATTTATAATCAAATACACCACATGGAAGATAATTTTAGTATAAAAAAATGGACATCAAAGGCAATACTTACAGAAGATATTGATTCCGATGAGGCAGCCGAAAAAGCCCCTGCTGGTAATAAATCATTAAATAAAAAATTAAATAAAGCTGATAAAATTGTTAAAGATTTTAAGCGTCTTAAAGATTTAATGAAAACTGAGCTTGATATGTATAGAAGCTTTGAAAGTGATAAAAATAAAGAATTAGCTAAAAATAGATTAAAAAAATTAACCCCTGAATTTCAGGCAGCTAAAAAAGAATATGAAAAATTAAAAGGTGTTAAACTTTAAAGAAAGAATATATTACATATTAATTATTACCCTCCTAGCTTGTTCATTAGGATATCTTTTATTTGGGGGAGATGAAGAGTATGTTGTAGACTATAATCTAAAAATTACTGATTTAGAAATTAAAATTGATTCCTTACATGGGGCCAATTCAACACTAAATTTAAAAATTGGGGGTTTAAATTCCCAAATATTAGGTTTAGATAATGAGTTATCTTCACAGGATAAAAAAATAATAAAATTAAAAAATCAAATCAATGAAAAAGTTAAAGATGTTGATTTTCTTAATGATGACGAGCTGGAGCTGTTTTTCACAAATCGCTATAGACAGTATCTCGATTCAATTAGAAAAACCAATAGCAAAACTCATTATTAAAGATCTTTTAATAGGAGACAGTTATAGAACAGAATTATCATTAGTTAATACTAAAATTAATCTTTTAGAACAAAAAGTATTTTTGAAAGATAGTATTATTTTTAGTTTAAATACTAAATCTTCAAACTTTAAAAATATTTTATATACTAAACAAGATCAACTATCTATCTCTCAGGAATTATCTAGAAATCTCCAAAATGATCTAAAGAAACAAAAAATTAAAACTAAAATATTTGGGGGTTCTGGTCTTTTAATTGCAACAGGTATTATTATTTTATTAAAATAAAATGGCTGAAGATTTAAAAGATATAATAAAATCCGAATTTATAAAATGCGCTAAGGATCCTGTGTATTTTATGAAAAAGTATTACATGATTCAAAACCCTAAACAAGGGAGAATCAAATTTAGTTTATACCCTTTTCAAGAGGTAGTACTTAACCACATGCAAGGTGAAGATTATCTTATTATAAACAAATCACGTCAATTAGGTATATCAACTTTATGTTCAGCATTTTCCCTGTGGACCATGTTATTTCAAAAAGATAAGAATGTTTTATGTATTGCTACTAAGCAAGAAACAGCAAAAAACATGGTAACTAAAGTACGATTTGCGTATGATAATTTACCTAAATGGTTACAAATAAAAACAGTTGAACATAATAAATTATCATTACGATTAGCTAATGGTTCACAAATTAAAGCAACCTCAGCAAGTTCAGATGCCGGTAGATCAGAAGCAGTATCATTATTATTAATAGATGAGGCTGCCTTTATTGATGGTATTGATGAAATATTCGCCTCTGCCCAACAAACCTTAGCTACTGGTGGAAGGTGTATTGCATTATCAACACCTTATGGTACAGGTAATTGGTTTCATTCAACATGGGCTAAAGCAGAAGCAAGAGAAAATACATTTACTCCTATTAGACTACCATGGACTGTACATCCAGAACGTAGTAAAGAATGGAGAGATGAACAAAATATAATATTAGGTAATAGAATGGCAGCACAGGAATGTGACTGTGACTTTAGTACATCAGGAGATACAGTTGTAGAACCTGATATATTAAACTTTTATGAAAGTACATTTCTTCAAGAACCTGTTGAACGTAGAGGAATAGGTGGTAACTTATGGATATGGGAAATACCTGATTACTCCAGATCTTATATGGTAGTAGCAGATGTTGCTCGTGGAGATGGTAATGACTTTTCAGCTTTTCATGTAATAGATATAGAAACTGCAACCCAGGTTGCTGAGTTTAAAGCTCAATTACCCACTAAAGATTATGGTAATGTTTTATTTGCAGTAGCAACAGAATATAATGATGCTATGTTAGTAGTTGAAAATGCTAATATAGGTTGGGCAGTAATACAAGTATTAATAGATAGAGGGTATCGTAATTTATATTACTCCCCTAAAATGGATGTAACAATGTCCAATGCCGATCAATACTTAACAAGATATGAAAATGGTCAAGGTATGGTACCTGGATTTACTACATCAATGAGGACGAGACCACTTGTTATATCCAAAATGGTTTCGTATCTTCATGAGAAATCAATTACAATTCGTTCTAAACGATTATTAGAAGAGTTAAGAACATTTGTGTGGAAAAATGGAAAGGCGCAAGCCTTAAATGGGTATAACGATGATTTAACTATGGCATTTGGTATAGGTGTGTTTTTAAGAGATACAGCATTACACTTTCAACAACAAGGTGTAGACATGGCTCGTGCTACATTAGGAGGAATTAATTCTTCACATCATCAAGCACCAAATATCTATTCAGGAAACAACAGTGCATTTGAAAATCCTTATGAAATGAAAAACCCCAATGGTGAAACAGAGGATATCACTTGGTTATTAGGGTAATTAATATTTATTATATATACATAACATGGCAGATACATCATTATTTAGTAGATTACGAAGATTATTTTCTACAGACGTTGTAATAAGAAACGTTGGAGGGGATCAATTAAAAGTAATTGATTCTGAACAAATCCAATCTTTAGGACAACTACAAACAAATTCCCTAT